GTCACCCATCTCCTGCAGGGCGATGTCGCAAATTGTTTGGCCGTTGAGTGCGGTGATTGTTTTCATTTATAGAACGCATTTATGTTTATGCCATCTTTCACGGATATCTTGTTAACAGTTTGGCCATCTCGAGTAAACTGTGAACGTATTTTACGAATCATTTCCGTCTTATCCTCATCAAGTAAAAATCCCTCAATCCCGACCCCTGTAACCGGGTATTGCTTATACTCGCTTTCATTGGCAAACAACAAATCCATTTGATGCTGCTTGGTTGCCTCTCCGATCACAAAATCGCCATCCACGCACGCAATGTCGCCAAGGGTTTCGTCAAATAATATGTCCGTTACTTCTGTCATTTTAACTAATTACATTGCCAAAGGATCCGGCCACAGGCCCATTTGGAGCGGTAAGCCCGGCTGTATATGTGATGGTCATTTGCTTGACATAAACATCAATTGCATCCGAAATGGCCCCGGCAAGAATGTCGAACGCAGCATCAGCATTGTCTGTTTGTGACTTCGCTTGAACGAATGCAGCCTTAATCGATTCCTTGAGTGTAGCTTTGTTTAGTGCCATTATTTGAAGAGTTTTGCAATACGTAAATCAATTTGTTGAAATTGCGCAATATTGATCGGAGTCCCTGAGGGACCCGTGCCAGTAGTTACCGTGATCTTCATTATCTCCGCCACCAAGTCCTTAAATAACTTTTTCAGATCCTCTTGCTGATTCTTGATTGTATATTTCACACCATCAAGAATAATCTCCTTGCTTTTGCCATTAACCTCAATACTCATTTCGCCGTGTTTATAGAGTATGATTTCCGGATCATCAACCTTCACCAGGAAAAGATCATTGAGCGCCCCATTATTACAGCCCACAACAACCTTAGAGCCTTGGGTGGGCGTTATGGTTAACTTATCTGACGATCCATCGTCTGTGGCCTTAATTCTTACGCCTGTTAACTCCAGGTCGGAAATCTTAACACTGCAAGTGTCGCCGGTGATTTTAGTTACCTGGGCATAAAAGAAGCAGTCCCCTTTACTGGAGAGTGACTTTAATAGTTCGATTGCCCTTGCTTCCTTATCCATTATGACAGTTTCCTCCCGATCTGAACTTTCTTGACACCTCCGGCTTGGCTAAAGGTGGTAGTAACTGTAACCACATAGTAGGTCCCACTTTTGAATTCATAATCCTTGTCTGTGATCTTCGCAGAGTACCCAGGATGCACTTCGGGGATCAGCCAGCTGTTTATACTTCCTTCGTAACCATCAAACACCATGTACTTTAACTCTTCCTGACCGCGCTTTTTAAGGCTTTCCTTATCCGTTACCCCCGATATCTTGATTGTTCGCTTCTCTCCCCCTGTTGTGCCCAGGGGGACAACAGTGCGCTTCCCGTCAGGACCAACACCTTCAACTTCAACTTCATATTTCCGCTCATCGGCGCGACGATACTGCAGATCGCTCGTTTCGATATTTACCGAAAAATCATATTCAACATCCCCGAACTTTTCAATGTAGGCCGGATGAAAATGGAGCACGCGGTCCTTCATGTAAATATTTCCCTTTGTATCCTCCTGGAGCCGGTTCAACACGTCCCGCCCATTGGCCTTATTGATCACGAATTTGTCATACTTCAGCTCGTAATCACATGACAGTGACAATTTCTTGTCTGTAGCAAGAGAGAGATTAACCTGGTCAACTACATATTGAGCGATATCCTTCGATGTACATTTTTTCATTTCCTTATCCTTAACCGGTACACGGGTCAAGAATATGCCATCTTCGCAGGCGATCGTGATCGATGAGTCATCTGTTGAAATCCGCTCGATAAAACCTTTAAATTCACTTTTAAGTGAATCGTTGTAGCCAAGTGAGATCTCTACCACATCGCCGCGCTTAATCTTATTTTCAATCTCCAGGGCTTTATTCAGTGCCGATGCCGGTAGTTTAATTGTTGCAGTATCTGACAATAGGTCAACCGACTCGATGATCTCGACCGTGTCGAGAAGCTTAAGCAGATAGTTCCCAAGTTGTATTTTCCAGCTCATATCAAACATCTGTTTTACGGCTTAATGGTTCAATGTCCTCAACCAAAAGATCAAACAAGTCATCCGACAGTGCGGAGATAGTAAATCGCTGATTCGCCTCGCCTTTCGTGAAAGGAATATCCCAACTGGTAATGCAGATTCTTGTAATGTCATGTATCTTCAGCAGGTCGCATTCAATCTCGAGTGCCTCTCCTGTTTCACAAAGTTCGCGCAGTTTTCTAACATGAGCTTCAGGATAAACATTTGCATTGTCATAATTAACGAAGGAACCTTCAATTGTAACAGAATAATCATCTTGAGTCCACCTCTCTTTAATCGTTCCTCGGCCCTTTCCCTTTGCGACAGTTCTCTTTGCAATTACATTGCCACCCGAAAGGCTAACCAATGGCTCAACCGGGAATGTCCAGAATTCGCCGCCAGGGATCCGGAACTTCACCGGCATCACCATTGAAAATCCATTATAGTTAACCGGATTGTCGTTGGTAAAATCAGGAGTGTCAGAAAGGAGTGTTGAACCACCGCTGTCTGAGTGCAGATTGATTATAACCGGTTGCTTAGGAGTATATACGTTCATTATGAATTAGCTTGAGCAAGTGATAACACCCTTGTTAACTGATCCAGAACCAACTCCTTCATTTTATCAACAGATTCCTGAAAGGATCCGTTTGAGTTGATATTCATCTCGCCTATCAGATCCTTTAAGTTGATGGTAATATTTGTACTCTTACTGCCTCCTGTAACCACAGTATCAGCAGTCTTTTTACTTTCCGTTGAAATTTTTGGGGCATTGTTTGTTTTTGCTCCTGGCAAAACAGGATCCTTAATCCCCTGACCTGGAGAATATGCACCCTGGCCAAATGCCCCACCGGTTGATAATTCCGCGCCGGGTGCGCTTACATATTTAGAATAGGAAACTCCAACCTGATCAGGCTTTGCAAAAGCACCCTTAACTACATCCTTCGCATCCGTTGCAACAGCGATTACCGAATTTACACCTGACAGATCCAGCGCTCCTTGCTTTGCATCCTTCCAGGCGCCGGAGAAATCACCCGTGAAAAGTTTATAGATTGCAGATCCAAGGGATCCGATTCCGGATATGATACTTCTGATCCTATCCAGGACAAAATCCTTCAGGATTCCACCGAAACCCTTCAGCATTTCCCAGGTTGATTTTACAGCATTACGAAATCCCTCAAACTTATTCCAGGCAATGACCACTCCTGCCACCAATACCCCAACGCCAAGGGCGATCCATCCAATGGGTGATGCTAAGAAAGCGGCATTAAGTGCCCATTGAGCCGTTGTCCATATCCATGTTGCAGCTGCCGCAATACCTTGCCATGTTGCTGCACCCATACTGGCAAGTGTCACAGCGCCAACGGCAAACTGAACTGCCATTGTCGCAACTGTAAATGCAGGCATTGCACCCTTTACGAAGCCAAATAAGCTTATTCCCCAACCTTCTACCACTGCCTTCATTCTCACCATCTTCTCTCCATAACTTCCCATCACTATACCCGCCTGTTCGGTGGCAGACTTTGTGTCCGTGACTGCAACTGTGAGTCGTCCAATTTCTTCTGATCCGCTGATCAGTGCAAGTGCGGCATTTTGATTCTCTTTACCAAAAAGCTTAGTGATCAACGCGGCGTCCCCCATGGCAGGTTTGAGCAGATTTAACCTTTCCCGGAACGAAAGACTGGTATTTCCAAGTCCCTGCAGATCCACGCCAGCCTTTACCAGCGCTTTTTGTGTTTCAGGAGGCAGAAATCTACCTTCAGAAAGGGTTGCCAGCATATTGCGTATTGCAACACCACCTTCAGCCCCTTTCTTCCCGGCTTTATCCATAACCTGGATTGAGGCATTGAGTTCCTCAAAGGAAACATTTGCCATTTTTGCTGCCATTCCTGAATTCTCCAGCGCCGCCTTTATCGCTGGGAGTTCTGCAGACCCTTCTTTTGCTGAAGCAGCCATTACGTTCATCATGCTTGACATTACTGCAGCTGCCTTGGTGGGATCTTCAAGTGATACCTGAAACTGATTCATGGCAGTGGTAAGAACCTCCGTGGCGCCAACTGTATCACCCTCCATGGTTTTTGAAAGAACATTAACGCTATCACCCATCGCCTTAAGTGCGGCAGGTGTTTGCGCAATGTCGGGACCAAGTTGTGACAGGATCAGCTTATAAGATTCGACTCCCTTGGCTGCAGATCCGCCGAAAGTCTTTGCGCTTTCCCGGGCATAAGCCTCGATCTCTTTTAACTTCTGGCCGGTCACTCCAGTAATGGCCGAGAGATCAGTCATTGCGGCATCAAGATCAACACCAGGCTTAATTGCCGCATTCAGGGAGGCTGATAAATTATCAACGGCTCCCTTTATGTTATTGGCAGCAAAGGCGGCATTACCGACCTTCTGAACAGCAGACTGCAGCGAAGTGGTAGACTTCGCTGCAGCTGATGCGGTAGAACTTATCTTACTGAAAGCTTCGGTAGCATTGCCGGCAACATTGATCGTGTATGTCGTTGTACTACTCATTTTATCGGCAACGCTTTTTAGGTGGTATTCTTTTCTCGGTTTCTAATGTCTGCGAGCTGCTGAAACTTTTGCGCCCAGGCCTCATCAGTCAAGGTGTCAGGATCAATATGCAGATAGTACTCCATCATTGTGTTTATGTACCCAATCTTGTTATACTCAATTGAACCCTGGGCTTCTTTTAAAAATCCTCGACCTGTACCTCTTTTTCTGTAATCATTGCCTTGAGCATTCCAGAGATCGCAAAGAAGAAGCGGTCGTTCGTTTTGAAAACTTCCGACCCACCAAGCCATATTGTATCAAGCAGCTTCGCATTGCTCTTGATCCCATCGGTGATGGTGTTAACGTACGAAACCTCTGTCCGGGTGGGGTAACGTAAATAAGCGACATGATCTTCGCAAATAAAACGCTTACCATCCCCGTGTTTTTTTTTCCACTCGGCCAACTGTTCGGGCGTGGCCCCCCCGATTAACTTCGACATATTTTAATTGATTTGGTTGATTTTACGAAGGGCAATAAAAGGAAGCGTTACTTCCATAAATTTGTCCCCCTGTTTGATAGACTTTGCGCTCTCGGTGAACTGTATACCGACCATCATGTCGGTGATCAGCGTGTCGCCGTTGGTAGGATTGCCGTAACTGATTACAGCATCGGTAATGAGATTCAAGACTGATCCCGCTCCGGCAGCTGTGAGTATTTCAAGCTCACTTTGCGTCACGGTGACTTCGCCTTCAAAGGCCACGTTGCCACTCTGAATGGAATGTGGATAACGTCCCTTACCGTACAACGCCTCACGTTCCACCTTTTCACTATACTTGATACTCCTGATCCCGGTGATATCTTTATTGTTAAGGAAGAGCGTTATGTCGGCGAATTCGTATTCTTTTGAATTAAACATGCTTTCGGAGGGTGTTAAATGATTACTTTTTCTTGTACATGCACGCCTTTACGCGCACGGTGCCGGTTCCATAATGAATAACCTTATACCGGTAATAAGGAAGTGTCAGTTGTGAAGCAATATTCCAGATCATCCCACCGTCAGCATCAGCAAAACGGCACGTCTTAAAATCAGTAGGAGCAGCTGACGTAACAGTAATTGTACTGGTGTACACCGAGGATGAAAGGTTAATCCAGATAGCATTATCGGCACTGCCCTGGATAAATACATACGTACTGTCGCCGGTGCCGGTGAGATGATCGATCCATACCTGGAATGAGGCAGAAACCAATTCCGGGGTAACCGCGGCATGATAATACTTTGTACTTGAGTCCGTGAGTGTGTCGGTATATGAGGCCATCACAACACGCTGAGAGAAAGCAGACACTGCGCACAGTATCACAATAGCAAAAATAAGAGCGAACTTTTTCATGATTTAATTAAGGGTTAAATGAATATTAAACAGTGACGGTTTTGAAGCCCAGATACACGTCGATATACCTGCCATAGCCGAACGGGCGAACGCGAACCTTGACATTGATCAGTGATGTGCTCACGATATTCTGCGTAGGGTCGATGTAACATTCCACCCCCCGATCCTTCGGATTTGTAACGTCAGCCGACAATTCTCCGTTGGCTGTCATCTGAAGTGCGATTGCATTTTCAACCATTCCCTGCCAGCTCTTGATCATCGTAAGCTGCATGGTGCCATTGTCATTAACCGGGATCTCATTAAGCAGCTGCTCAAGCATAGTATCGTAAGCAATGCGATATGCCTTATCGATGCTCCTGCGAGCTGTGAGGCTCCGGTAATCATCAGTGACCTTTGTTGCCAGGTAGTCGTCGGTAAAGAAGTAACCATTGCGACCAACAAAGGTGCGCAGGGTTATGTACCCTTTATCGTGAATGCTCTCAACATCTGCGAGCTCGACTTTTTTGTCATGAATGTAGGCGGCAGTTACTGGAATCGGACCATCTTTTACCCTGGCCAAGTTACGCTGGACCGGAATTGATGCAATGCGGCCACCTAAGATGCCCATACAGGCGTTTCCTGAGCTTGCGACTGTATCTCCGATAAAGATACCTGCTCGGTTGTAATCGGATGCGGTGAGGTCTGTTAGCTCTGTAGCAACGCCACTATATGAGCGACCTTCGATCATGACAAAAACGGGGGCAAAACGCGAAACGGTTGCCCACTCTCCCAGGGCCTGAGCCTTGATGAGCGCCGCAGCAACATCAGCATCGAGACCAGCAGTAACTGTCGCCGTATATTCAACAGCTGGTGTGCGGGCGACAATAATACCACGAACACGGCCGTTACTTGCCACGATCAGATTCTTTGCGTGAGCCTCATCCTTATCACACATATTGGCCAGGGTAACCGTATTTGCACACCCCTGGATCCAGAACTCGGTACCCTCATCCGCCATGTCATAAAAGTCTCTAACGACCTTTACGATGTTTGGATTGTTGGCTTCTGTAATCCCCAAGTTAGTTTCCAAGTCAGAAAATTTACGAAGGATGTAAGCGGTACCCAGGGCAAACTTCAGTGAAACTGCAACCCCTGTGATGCACAGCCCCAAAACGCCATCCGGACTCGGAATTACCGACCCCAGTGCGCCATTCTCAAAAAATATTTTAACGCGTGGTAACATTTACTCGATCTCCTTTCTTTCGATGGGTGTAACTTTCTGCGAATTCAAGCTCTCAGCGTGGATCCTGGCAAACTGTGACTGCAAGAATGCGGTGTTGTCCTCGGTGAAATAGAGAATATCAACCGCGTGAGATGCAAATACCTCTTTTGCGCGCTTAAGCATCAGGGGGGTATAATCCTTCTTTGCATCTGCTTCAGCGGGTTTCGGCTTTACTTTGGAAGCCTTGACAGCGGGCGCCTCGAGATCCGGAGCGGTGGTTGCTTCAGCGGGTTTCGGCTTTACTTTGGAAGCCTTGACAGCGGGCGCCTCGAGATCCGGAGCGGTGGTTGCTTCAGAATCCTTAACCTGGGGATCCTCAGTTTTTTTACTTTGAACCGGAGCTGGCTTTGCAGCCTTCTTATCCGGACTTTTCTTGTTTTGCATGGTTATTTCTTTTTAACACCAATTTGATATTTTCCCATGGTCTCGATGATCTTCTCGACACCCCTGGAACCAAAATAAAAACTCATAATGAGCATTCCCCACTGACCAAGTAATTCCACATAGGCGGAGTTGATCTTAAAGGTTGGGACTACCACTCCGTTAATAACCTCTTTGCCCATATTGCCATCGACAAGAGAAAGCAGTGAGTACATCACCAGGATAAATACCAGCACCAGGGGCCGGATATTTTTTGCTAGCCACGAATCAGAATTCATGTCGATACGCTGGCGTTCGGTAAGTTCATCCTGTGCCTGTTGTTCCGCATTGGCAAATATCTCCGTAAGCTGTCTTTTTGCAGCTTCGCGCTCCTCGTCAGTGGTAGTGATCTTATCGAGCAAATTCCCTACCTGCTCTACCAGGTTGCCTGAAAACAGGCCTAATATCTTTTCGAAGATTGCCATTTTATACGTTTTTTGTCCGGTTGCAGCGGTTAATCCAGCCGCGAAGGAATTTTCCAAATACAGGTTTTTCACGTGCAAGCTTCGTGTAAAAATCAATGCGCTCCTTATAGTATCGTTCTGCGATATTTTCGCTGAAGGTGTTTGCTGAAGCAATTGTTTTAGGACCAATCAAGCCATCCTGTTTACAGCCTGCAACAGCCTGAAGCATCTTGACTGCATTCCTGGTACCTGCATTAACTGCATGATCAAAAACCTGAAGGCATAAACTTTCATTATGAAGTTGATCTAGCTGCAGGGGATCCCAGAAGTATTTTTTATACGCGATTGCGGCAAAGTGATCATTCATCCGCTTGATGTCATCGACATCGATATCCCCATCGTGATCCAAATCAAAGTCAATGTCACCGGTCCCTTTCAGAAAACGCAGCGAGATACCCATATTTGTAGCGCCACCACGATCATCCGGATCATCCACAAATCCGCCTTCAGACTCGAGAATGATATGAATACATCGGTTAAATTTTTCGTTCATTATTTAGGGCATGTTGGACACTGATCCTGATTCTTTTCAATCTGTCTTATACTGGCGGAATGAGCGTTTAATCGTGTTTCGTGGTTTATCCTGGTCTCTTCGAGTGATTTGATCCGGCCATCCTGTTTGATCTGACTCATATTTAAACCCTGGAGCGCTGAACGTATCAGCTTGAGTTCTTTTAACACTCCCTTGGCCAGGTACCAGAGGATTGACAGTAGAACTACAATCGCTCCCCGATAAATCCACATTTCAAAATTTTGCTCCATAATTGATTTTGAAAAAGCATCAGCCTAATCCTCATTGAAAAGTTTCGGCTGATGCACGCTGCACGCGAGGGTTTATTATTCTTTTGGACTATATATTGCAGAGACATACTTCGCCCGCATAGGTAGGGCAATGAAGCGCTGCTGGAAGTTGACGATATCACCCTTATTTGCAGGATCCTTCAACGTATAGAACATGTCAGTGGTTCCCAGGGCTTTCATAACCTCATCTTTAAAGAATGCGAAACTGGCGATCGTATCAGTCTCGGCTGCCACTGCACCAAATGCACATTTTACCCCGGTTGAAGCATTGTATTTCGGGGTTACGGAAGTCCTTCTCAGGGTGAAGCTAAACAGCTTTCCTCCGACCATCGCTGTCTTGTATGAATTCAAGTCCTGTAGGATGAGGTCTCCTTCATGCTGAGGATTAAGTACCAGGATACGTCCTTCCTCCGGCACGTCAAGATCGTTATAGGCAACAAACAACCTCATAATATCCTCAAATTTGAGCCTGCGTTTACCAGTGACCGAATTGAAGTCACCAGTTGCAACCAGTACCGGGGTATTGGCAGAGTCAGAAGTCGGAGCCCAGTTCCAGGCAGCCAGTTTATATGCTGTGCGTAACAGTTCCTGCTTATGCCCATAAATTACACTCGTCATTTTGTCATATGAAAGTTCCATTGCTTCAGCATTCCTGACGACAGTGCTAGTAGTGTCAAGTGTCTTCAAAGGGATTTCATGTGGAAGGTCTGTTCTGGATGACACAGTAATCGGGTACGAAGTATTGTCAATCAATACCTCTGGATTCGCGCCGGCTTCAGCCAGGTTAATTTTATTGTATTCGACTAAACTAGACATATCCCTCCCGTCAGCCAGGAAACTTCCATCCGGGTAGAATTTTTCCATAAGGATGTCAGACCAGATTTCCTTTTGCAATCCCGCCATCAGGATCCCTGTTTGACTGCCGAAGGATAAAAGGGTACCTCCCACGATCGATCCAGCGATCGCGAGGGCCGGGGCGATGGAAAAGACCACGGCAAGTACCATTGCCACAACCAGGTTATAACCAAGATTGAGGAAGTTGAGTTTCTTTGCGTTTCTCATTTTAAAAGTTGGTGTTAATTAATGTTTCGGTTTGTAAGCCTCTTTGAGAGTTTTAAATTCTTCGGGCTTTTCGGCTGAGAGCTTTGTAAGGCCCTTGGGATCTTCCTTCGCCCACTTCATGTAATCCCATCCCTGGCGATCTTCATCGGACTTCTTTTCTTTATTATTCACCTGTGAACTCAGGGTTGTTTTAGGCGGCATTGCAGAGATCAGATCCTTTGCCTGTGCAAAATCTGATTCGGCAAGCTTGATGAAGGAGTCCTTCTTGTCTGCGGTCAGACGGCCCTCGGTGATGGCACCTTCGACCAAAGCTTTGGCTTCAGCAGAAATACGGGCCTTCAGGGCGTCCTCTGCAGTTTTCTTTTCGGCCGACAATTTCATGATCGCGGCGCTGAGGGCCTGGCCTTCAGCGTCGGGGGTCACGGCTAAAACTGCTGCAGCTTCGGCCGTTAAAGTTGTTTTATTCATTTCTTCAGGTTGATTTTTATTAATGGTTATCTGGGCTATTGCAAGTTTAATATCCTCATTTGTTTCAAGGACTTTCCCTTCACGGGAAGATAGACGTAGCGACAGTGCATTTGAAGGGACTGAAACAATCGAAGCTTCCATCAGTTCGCTTTTTGTAACTACAGCAAGGTAACCGAGACCAGGAATCTCACGAAGTTCAGCCTCCAGGGGGATAATCCAGGGTGAGGCCCCCTTTAAGAAGTTACGGTCAACTTTTCCCATAACCTTTTTTGCATCTTCATCGCCCTCGTCGAAAACCGGATCAGCAAGAAGCTTGGTCCCTTCAATTCTCCAATTTTCCCAACGACCGACAACCTTTTCAGGATCATGCTGATGCAGCATCACTGGATTGTCCTTGAATCGAGTCAGATCAATCCCGGAATTAAGCAAAATGAAACCGCGATCATTAACTTTGGTTTCGTCGTTAAAAACAAAGGGCTTTGCCATTTAATTATTCATGTTGATTGTCGCAGAACTTTAATAATTTATTCAATCGAGTTGGCAAACATACATTCACAAATTTCTGAAAACAACATAGTGTGCAAGGGTTATAAGCATCTGTCCAACAGTTGTATGATATTAAAAAAAAGGAAGTTAAATAATGCATATTTGCACAAAAACGATGGCCCATCACCAGGTTAAATCGCGAAATCCTGAGAAGGAAGAATACGCCTATCTGCTTTTCATGCAACGCGTTTCGCAGGAAGATATCTGCAAAAGGGTAGGAATCACGGCCCCTACACTCAAAAGTTGGAAGGACTCAGGCAGCTGGGGGGATAAGCGCGCTTCTCGTACAATATCCCTGGATGATCTAATGCAGAAAGCTCTCAAAAGGGTTAACGAGATCCTTGACAGCGAAGAACCATTCAACGCTGATTCATTTGCCAAAGCGGTAAAGCAGCTTAAGGAACTCAAGACATCAAACACAATCGACGATGATATATACTGCTTCATGTCCTTTCAGGATTTCCTTATTCGAAAGAGGGGCGAATACGACATCACCGATTCATTCATCAAGATGGTGACCAAGTTCCAGGATATCTTCATTCAATTCCGCTTGGGAAATGGCAAACTATCGTAATAACAAAGAACTTCAGCTACGTTGGCAAAACCGGGTTCAATGGATCCTTAGTCAAACGTTTCGAATTGCCGACTTAAATGAAGAGCGACAGAAGCGTATTGACCGTGCACGTAAAGATTACCAGTTTTTTGTAGACACCTATTTTCCTCACCTGGCAACAAAGCGTTGCGGAAAATTTCAGATGGACGCAGCAGGCTATCTATTAAAGAATAACGACACCCGCGCATTATTTGAATGGGCTCGTGGGCATGCGAAGAGCTCACACCTTTCACTCATGATTCCGCTCTGGTTAAAGATCCAGGATCCGCGAAAGGTCAATGTGATGATCCTGGTATCAAAATCAGAAGACATGGCTGTGCGCCTTCTGGCGGATCTGCAGGCGGAGTTACAATTCAACCAGGCATACAAAGAAGATTACGGCGAACAGGTATCCAAAGGATCCTGGGCTGACGGAGAATTCCATACCACTGATGGATGTTTATTTGTCGCCCTGGGTCGGGGTCAGTCACCGCGCGGATTGAAAGACCGGGGCAAGCGTCCTGACTATATCGTGATCGACGACATTGACGACGATGAAATGATCCGCAATCCGCGTCGGGTCACAGAGGCACTTGACTGGTGTCTCACTGCACTTTCAGGCACCATGGCCATGGGTCGGGGGAGGTTCGTAATGGTAGGCAACCGGATTGGTAAAGACAGTGTGCTGAGCCGGTATGCCGAGCGCCCGGGTGTATATCATACTGTTGTAAATACCCTGGACAAAAAAGGTCTACCTATGTGGCCGGAAAATTACACTCCGGATGAAATCAAAAAGATGCGCGAATTCGTTGGTGAGCGCAGATTTCAAAAAGAGTACATGAACAATCCAATCACAGAAGGTACTGTTTTTAAGAAAAAGGATATCCGCTTTGGCCCCATGCTTGACCTGAAGCTTTACAAAACACTGATCTGCTACACCGATCCCTCCTTTAAGAACAGTCCAACGGCTGACTTCAAGGCCACCATGCTGATCGGAAAGACACCGGATGGACATTATCACATCATTAAAGCCTATGCCGATCAAACAACCGTAATGACAATGGTTTCGTGGCATTATGAGATCATGCAATATGTCAATGGCCGTGTGCCAGTACTCTATTACATGGAGAGTAACTTCCTGCAGGAGCTTCTGCTGGATGAATTCAAAAAAGCAGGGAATATTGCAGGCCACCAGATCCCGATCCGGGGAGATGCCCGTAAGAAGCCAGATAAGTTTGCCAGGATCGAAGCCCTGCAGCCTTTGTTCGAACGCGGTCTGGTGATCCTGAATGAGAAGCAGAAGGATAGTTCCGGCATGATCGTGCTGGTTGATCAGCTGCTCATGTTTGAGAAGGGTAGTAAATCGCATGAAGACGCGCCCGACGCAGTGGAAGGCGGCGTATGGATATTATCACAACGCACCAGGGCAACCAATTCGAAATATATCACCGGTGCCCGCGAAAACCGTCACTATTAACGCTACACATAATATGATCTTAAAAATTGCATCGCTGTACATTGATCTGAAAAAGATCATTTTCGACATTCAACTGTACTTTGCTATTCATGCTGCCAACCGTCGCGCAAGACTGCTTAATAAGAAACACCTGGTAATATCCTTCAATGGGAAACCTCGTGTGTTCATGAAGTCACACCTGAAGGACCTGGTGAAAAGAAGAGCACTTTACAAAAAAGGAGTTACCATCGAGCAACTCGAAAAAATGTCAATTTATAAAACACAGTAATATGTTCATCACATCAGCAGAACTTAAATCGGCAATCTACGAATACCAGCTCAATGAAATCGTGGAGATCAGCGCAGGCAATAACACAAATGATGACATCGTGCAGATGGCAATCGGCGCTGCCATTGAAGAGATGAAGTCTTACCTATCCCCAAATCAGCAGGGCCGCTGGCTTGACGGTCGTAGGAGATATGATGTATCTGCTATATTCAACGCCACTGGAACAGGTCGTAATGCACTTATACTTGAGCTGTGTAAAAGCATGGCTGTGTATTATGTTTGCCGCCTTTCCAATGTCGACATCGTTGAGGAGAAAGTAAAGGAAAGATATGACCGCGCGATCACCTGGCTCGAAAAGGTTGCAGGAGTTGGCAAGTATGCCGATGCTCCAGCTTTGAATCCGGACTTGCCAGTACTTAGCCTTGAAGAAACCGCCGAAAATGTCCCGTTCCGTTTTGGATCCAAGGATAAATTTAACCACGAATAATACTTTTAAAATGGCCGAGAAGAAACCAAAGACCACGGGCAAAAAAAGAGCTGAGGGTTACGCTAATAAAATTCAACCTAAGGCGATCTCTCAAACGCGCAACGATATTGCCACTTGGAAGATGGCTATCCGTCAGGCGCTGGCTGTTGAGACTCCAAGAAGGATGCGGCTGCAGTATTTGTACAAGGACATAATTATTGATGCCCTGCTATCGTCGCAACTTGGAAACAGGATCCTGCAAACAATGGCCGCCTCATTTTCACTCCGCGACCAGAACGGGAAGATCAACGATGATGCGACTGCTATCCTGAAGAAATCAAAGTACTATTACGATATTGTGCGTAATATCCTTGAATCTCAATTTTGGGGAACAACAGTAATTGAAATATTGAATTCGGATGCCGGAGTTAAAGTTGTAACAATTCCGCGTAACAATATAGAACCGCGCGACGGGATCTTTCTGGTTGATGAAAATGACAGCTCAGGGATTCCATACCGTGAATTGAAAGAGTATGGGACCTGGATCCTGGAGTTCGGGGATCCCAAAGACTTGGGACTGCTTAATAAGGCGATTCCACATGTACTGTTCAAGAGATTCGCACAGAGCTGTTGGAGTGAACTGTGTGAAATTTATGGCATACCGCCCCGCGTGATGAAGACCAATACACAAGATCCGGTAATGTTGTCACGTGGTGAGCAGATGATGCGTGACATGGGGGCTGCAGCCTGGTTTATTATTGACGAATCAGAATCCTTTGAATTTGCCAAGGGTAGTGACAGTAATGGCGATGTCTACAACAACCTGATCAGACTTTGCAATAACGAAAATTCTATGCTCATTTCTGGTGCGGTTATCGGCCAGGATACAAAGAATGGGAATGAAAGCAAGGAAAAGGTATCGGTAGGCGTATTGGGGCGACTAGTTGATGCCGACAAACGGATTGTAGAAAGTCAGTTTAATGATGTCATTCTGGGCGCGCTGGTGCGCATCGGCTTAATACCAGACAACTTGGTGCTCAGTTTCGATCCGCAGGAAGATATTAACCTGCTGTGGACTATGACAAAAGAGGTACTTCCGTATATGGAAGTAGATGCTCAGTGGATAAAAGAGAAGTTTGGGGTCCAGGTAACAGGCATTAAAGCGGCTCCACCGAAGACGCAGCTCGCAAGTTTTTTCGATTAAGCCCCTTTGAGGGGCTCCACAGCCGACTGGGGCTAATGTACCACTCCGACTGCGATTGCCCGGCAGGCGTCACCCTTGCCGCCAATGGTGATAAAATTCCATCTTACAGTCAGAAAGTATGGAACGCTGCAGTAAACCATATTCGCAGGACCGGATCCTATTCGGCAAAGATGCTAAAAGACAAGCCGATCCATTCAGCGCTTCAGGAAACAAACAGGATCATTACTTTAGCTGTTCAATCCGGGATCACTGATAACCTGCCTCCAGAGGAGATGATTACATCTCTGCAGAATGATGTATTTGTCTTTTCAGCTTGCAAGACCCACATTGAACTCAAGGAATTATCGGCGATGCTAGTAAATAATAACGGAAAGATCACTCCACTGTCAGAATTTCGCCAGAAGGCCACTGCAATCCATGAGCAGTACAATCAAGGCTACCTGGAGGCAGAATATATTTTTGCAACTACCAGCGCCCAGATGGCAGCAAAGTGGAGCGACCTTGCAAAGGATGAAAATCGATACGATCTCCAGTACAGAACCGCCCAGGATAGCAAGGTGAGAGATTCGCACAGAGCGCTGGCAAACATCACACTTCCTTCAGAAGATCCTTTTTGGTCAAGTTACTATCCTCCCAACGGGTGGCGCTGCCGGTGTACTGCCGTTCAGGTATTAAAAGGAAAATACGAACAGAGCGATCCAGCTAAAGCAATATCTCTTGGAGAAACGGCCACCACCGAAATCGATAGCAAGGGAAGGAACCGATCTGAGATGTTCAGGTTTAATCCGGGGAAAGAAAAGGTTGTATTTCCACAATCTCATCCATACTACAAGGTTCATAACAAGATCAAGAATGAATTACCTGAATAACTTCATTGCCGACCTGCGCGTTGAAATCAGCGACGAATTCGACCGCAACTTCGAGCGAAAAGGATTCTTTGATGAAAAATGGCCTGACACCAGGATCCACAGCCGTCGCGGATCGCTCCTAATGCGATCCGGAGCCCTCAGGCGAAGCGTCAAGTCAACGTCGACCGGCAACTCCATTCATTTCAGTTCGTCGCTTCCCTATGCCTCAATTCACAATGAAGGGGGCACCATTACTGTTACGGCCAAGATGAAAAAATACTTCTGGGCCATGTTCATGAAAGCTGCAGGTGGCCGAAAGAGTAACCGGTTATCTCAAGAGGCTGATTTTTTCAAGGCGATGGCGCTGAAAAAGGTAGGATCAAAAATCAAGATCGAAAAGAGGCAGTTCATCGGGCCACATTCTGAGATTGATGTAGTGGTCGACCGATTATTTAAGCAGCATTTAAGCAGTTTTGAAACACGTATTAACCAACAGTTAAAGCCATGAAAGAGCTGATCGATGATATCAAGACAAGAATTGAACCGGTAACCGGTCTCAAGTATGTTGACGAAGACTGGGGACAGCTGGATTATTATAGCGGGGGACCTCCTGTGAAATTTCCATGCGCCCTTGTCGATATCGGGCAAGTGCAATGGAGTGATAATGGCAACCAGGTACAAATTGGAACCGGCAGCGTGATCATCCGCATTGCTGACCAGCGGATATCAAACAGTAATGTGAAAGCCCCAGTTGCGCAGAAAACAAAAAGCCTTTCGTTCTTTGATCTGATCATGTATATACATCAGAAACTGCACGGATGGAGCGGAGCCAAGAACAACGGCCCACTTACAAGGGTTGCTTATAAGAAGGTAAAGCGTGACGATGGAATCCGGGAGGTGGAGATGATCTACGCGGTTGAAATCACTGACGACAGCGCCAGGAAGATTTATGGTAAGAAACGGATTCTGGCTGCAGGGATAAAGGTTACCGTTGAAAGGAAAACGTCATAAACAAAAAACCCCGCTTAGTGGCGGGGCTCCTGTTGTCATTACATTTTTCTCAATATTGAATCATTCTGATTTTCCACAAATCATCACTATCGGAAAAGCGAAAGCCGTTACGCTTTCCGCTAGGCAATGAAATTGTTATTTCATCTGATTTCTTTTCTGAAACATTTTGTAAATCAGCCTTAGGATTAATGAATTTCTTCCAAAACGGGAAAATGTCTAAGTATTTTCCTCTGACAGAAGAAAAGCAGTATTCAGGAGTGCCTATGATCTCCAAATCTTTATTGGCCCCCTTCATGTAAATCTCAAAGACAACATTTAATTTTGAATTGCTTACTGTATCTTCAATATCCGAATATGAAACAATATACTTCCGGGCATCAAGATGTGAAATTTTTACCGTGTCAAATTTAAAATGCCTTTTTGCATTTAAGGCAATATTGTCAGATAAACGTCTTACCTCTGATTCATTCCTACAAATGAATGATGCATAATCCTGAGAGTATCCTACAAATGACAATGACATTAAAAGTAATAGTGCAAATGTTTTCATGATTACTTGGTTTTAGGAGTGTGATAAAATTAATTAAAAATGCAACTAAATTGATGTTGTCTCAAAACATTTATTCTTCTTATTCTCCTCTTCCTTTATTTGCTTGGCTATTGGTGTTGAGAGATACACATACAGCGTGGCCAGGCTGATGTGAAATTGAGGGTAAATGAATTCTCTGTAAACATAGGCAGTTGATATTCCGGGTTTCTTTTCGCGGCAATATACTTCAACGATATCCCGCATTTTACGAAGGTGGTTGAGCCTGTTGTATGCCATCTATACAGTTTGTTTGTCGATTTCGGAAATGATTACTCTTTGGATATTATATTCGTAAGGGAATAAATCAAGATCCATCCCTTCAAGCATTTCTGCAACAGCCCAGGCCTGGGTGATGTCGAGCGAAATCTTATACTCGCTTTTCATCGTAATTGCTTTCTTTCTGATCTTGGACTCATAGATCTGGTAG